CTGGAAATGGCCTTTGGGTCACCGCCGTTTGTCCTCTCCCAGCTCATCCGCACCACCTTCATCCCCTCTGAGGGCTGCCGGTTTATCATAGCCGATTACAGCGCCATTGAGGCCCGGGTGATTGCGTGGCTGGCCAATGAGCCGTGGGTGCTGGAGGAGTTCAAGGGGGACGGCCTCATTTATGAGGCCACCGCCGCCATGATGTTCCACAAGGTCAAGAACGACATCAAGAAGGGCGGCCCCCACGCCGACCTCCGCCCCAAGGGCAAGGTGGCCACGCTGGCCTGCGGCTACCAGGGCGGTGTGGGAGCCCTCAAGCGCATGGGCGCTTTGGAGAGCGGCATCCCGGAGGAGGAGCTGCCCGGCATCGTCAACCGGTGGAGGCGGGCCAACCCGCACATCGTCCGCTATTGGTACGATGTGGAGGACGCCGCAATCCGGGCGGTGCAGGGCGAGCGGGTGGCCCTCCGGCACGGGGTCAAGTTCTTTTGTGAGCAGGGCTATCTGTTCATTCAACTGCCCTCTGGGCGCCGGCTGGCCTATTTCCAGCCCCGCCTGGAGCCCGAGCCCAAGTTTGACAAGGAGGGCATCACCTACATGGGGGTGGACCAGGAGAAAAAGACATGGTCACGGCTCAAGACCTACGGCGGCAAGCTGGTGGAGAACATCGTCCAGGCAACCGCCCGGGATTGTCTCCGGGACGCCATGCGGGCGCTCTGGGCGGCCGGCTATGAAATTGTGTTCCATGTCCATGATGAGGTCATCATTGATGCCCCCACCGGCCAGGGCTCTCTGGAGGAAGTGCTGGAGATCATGGGCAAGAGCCCGAGCTGGGCCTTTGGCCTGCCCCTTAATGCGGCAGGATTTGAGGCCCCATTCTACATGAAGGATTAAGGAGGGAACGCCATGAAATTGAAATATGACGGGCCAATCACTCTGGCCGTTGGCGCCTCCCGGTCTGCCGCCAGATGGAAAAACAAGACCATGCGCTGGGGCGAGTTCCTGGACACCATCAAGGAGACCACAAAGACCCGGGAGACCCTGGCCGAATATCTCAAAATGCCCAAGGGCAAACAGGATGCCATCAAGGACACGGGCGGCTTTGTGGGCGGCTGGCTCAAGCAGGGCCGCCGCAAGGCGGAGAACCTGGAGCACCGCTCCATGCTCACCCTTGACGCCGACTATGGCACCATGGACCTGCTGGAAAGCCTGTCCATGTTCTACGGGTGCGCCGCGGCGGTCTACTCCACCCACAAGCACACCCCCGAGGCCCCCCGCCTGCGCCTGCTGGTGCCCCTGTCCCGGCAGCTCTCCGGCGATGAATACCAGGCGGCGGCCCGGATGCTGGCCTCTGACCTGGGCATGGACCTTTTCGATGATACCACCTATCAGCCCACCCGGCTCATGTACTGGCCCAGCACCCCGGCCGACCAGGACTATTATTTTGACTACGCAGACGGCCCTTGGTTGGACCCCGACACCCTTTTGGAGCGATACCCCGATTGGCGGGACGCCTCCTATTGGCCGGAGAGCAGCAGGGCCGCCACGGTCCGCCACAAGGCCGCCAAGCACCAGGGCGACCCCACGGCCAAGCCCGGCGTGGTGGGCGCTTTCTGCCGTACCTACGATGTGGAGCAGGCCATTGAGCGTTTTCTGCCGGACAAATACACCCCTTGCGACATGGCCGGGCGCTACACCTACACGGGCGGATCCACGGCGGCCGGCCTGGTCATCTATGACGGCGGCCTGTTCGCGTACTCCAATCACGCCACCGACCCGGTGAGCGGCCGTCTGTGCAACGCCTTTGACCTGGTCCGCATCCATCTGTTTGGGGAGCAGGACAGCGATGCCGCCGAGGACACCCCGGCCAACAAGCTGCCCTCCTACGCGGCCATGGTGGAGCTGGCCCGCACGGATGAGGCCGTCAAGCTGACCAGCGCCCGGGAGCGCATCGAGCGGGCCCGGGAGGACTTCGACATCCCCGATGAGGACACCGGCGAATGGATGACGCAGCTTGAGGTGGACAAGCGGGGCATCCCCCTCCAGACCATCCAAAATGTCTACATCATCCTCTCCAATGACCCCTTGCTCAAGGGCACCCTGGCCTTTAACAGCTTCAAGGACCGCCTTGTCTGCATCCGCAGCCTGCCCTGGAAAGAGGTACAGGACACCGTGAACGGAGACGCATGGACAGACGCCGATGACAGCGAGCTCCGGCGCTACATTGAGCTGGCCTATCACATCACCGGCAAGGAGCGCATCATGGACGCCGTGAGCAGCGTGGCCAGAGCCAACACCATCCACCCGGTCCGGGACTTCCTCAAGAGCCTGGAATGGGACGGCATGGAGCGCCTGGACACCCTGCTGGTGGACTATCTGGGGGCCGAGGACTGCCCCTATACCCGGGCGGTCACCCGCAAAGCGTTCACGGCTGCCGTGGCCCGCATCATGCGCCCCGGGTGCAAGTTTGACTATGTGCTCACGCTGTCGGGCCCCCAGGGCCGGGGCAAGTCCACCCTCATAAATAAAATGTCCTGCGGCTGGTACACGGACAGCCTGGCCGGCATCGGCACCAAGGAGGCCTATGAGGGCATCCAGGGCTTTTGGCTGGTAGAGCTGGGCGAGTTGGCGGCCATGAAAAAGACTGAGATTGAGGTGACCAAAAACTTTATCAGCAAGCAGGTGGACAGCTACCGGGCTCCCTATGGGCGCCGGGTGGAGGACCACAAGCGGCAATGCGTCTTTTTCGGCACCACAAACAGCACCGCCTTTTTGCGGGACGATACCGGAAACCGCCGTTTCTGGCCTGTCCGCCTGGGCGAGGAGCCCCCGGCCCTCACGGTCTGGGATGACCTCACCCCGGAGCTGGTGCGCCAGCTTTGGGCGGAGGCCGTCATCCGCTATGAGGACGGCGAGCTGCTGACCCTCACCGGGGATCTGGAGGCTGTGGCCCGGGAGCAGCAGAGCGACTTTACCGAGGATGACGCCCGCGCTGGCGAGGTGCAGGCCTATCTGGAGCGCCTGCTACCCGCAGACTGGGCCAGCAAGGACAAGGTGGAACGCCGGGCGTGGCTCTCCGATGACTTTGGCGCCAGCCAGGGCACCGTGCGCCGTGACCGGGTATGTGTGGCCGAGGTCTGGCAAGAGTGCTTCGGAAAGGACGGCGGCAGCATGAAGCGCATGGAGGCCAATGAGATCCGCACCATTCTCCGCCAGATGCCCGGGTGGAAAGAGACCACCAAAAAGCAGAAGTGCGGCCCCTACGGAGCGCAGCGCTGCTTTGAGCGGGTTGACCTGTGAGCGGTTGCCGTTGGTTGCCGTTGACCGTGTTGCGGGTTGCCGAGAAAAGGGGCCGGGGTTGCCGTTGGTTGCCGTAAGTTGCCGATAACGGCAACCCCGGAAAAGCCCTATTTTCAAGGCGTTAGCCGTGTTAGTTGCCATAGTTGCCATAAATTTATAAGAAAAATAGATAGGTGGTATATAGGCACACATGGGCGAGCGAGCGCCCGCCTACACGCACACGCGAGAGTTATAAAGAAATATCGGCAACTTCGGCAACTACGGCAACCGACCGAATTTTGGAGGAACACATGGAAAAAGACATTGAGAGCTATCTGCGAAAAAGGGTCAAGGCGGCCGGAGGCCTCGCTTTGAAATTGGTTTGTCCCGGATGCACCGGAGTGCCGGACCGTCTCATCCTTCTCCCGGGCGGCCGGGCCTACTTCGCAGAGACCAAGGACACCGGCGAGACCCCGAGAAAAAGGCAGCGCCGGGTGCATACCATGCTGCGGAGCCTGGGCTTTTTGGTGTTCGTGCCAGACAGCAAGGCGGCCGTGGATGAAATGCTGGAGGAAATTCTATGAAGTACACCCCGCATGAATACCAGCAGTTTTGCGAGGACTTCCTGCTGGATAAGCCCGCAGCCGGTCTCCTGTTAGATATGGGTCTGGGCAAGACGGTCATCACCCTCACCACGGTGGCCCGCTGGATGTATGACCGTTTTGAGATCAACAAGGTTTTGGTGGTGGCGCCGCTGCGAGTGGCAGAGGACACCTGGACAAAGGAGGGCGCAAAGTGGGACCATCTCCGGGGGCTCCGTGTGGTGCGTGTCCTGGGCACCGAGGCCCAGCGGATCCGAGCCCTCCAGACGGATGCAGACATCTATTGCATCAACCGGGAAAACATCCCGTGGCTGGTGAAATACTACGGAGCCCGCTGGCCCTTTGATGGGGTGGTCCTGGATGAGCTGTCCAGTTTCAAAAATCCCAGCGCCAAGCGTTTCAAGGCCATGCGGAAGGTGCGGCCCCTCATCAAGCACATTGTTGGGCTGACCGGCACCCCGAGCCCCAACGGCCTCATTGACCTATGGGCCCAGATTTATCTGCTTGACCAAGGTGAGCGGCTGGGGCGAACGCTGACCGAATACCGAAACCGGTATTTCAACCCCGGCCGCCGTAACGGCTATGTGGTCTATGACTGGGTGCCAAAGCCTGGGGCCGAGGATGAGATATACAGAAAAATCTCTGACATCTGTGTGAGTATGAAAGCCTGCGACTATATCAAGCTCCCGGAGCGGGTGGATGTGGTCCACACGGTCAAGCTGGATGATGTGGCCCGGGCGGCCTACGCTGAAATGGAAAAAGAGGCCGTGCTGGAGCTGGGCCCCGATACGGTGGTGGATGCCGGCACCGCGGCGGTGGTTTCCAACAAGCTCCTGCAAATTGCCAACGGCGCTGTCTACGATGAGGACAGCAAGGTCCACCCCATTCACCATGCCAAGCTGGACGCCCTGGAGGATGTCATTGAGGCCATCAACGGCAGGCCGGTGCTGGTGTTTTATTCTTTCCAGCACGACCTGGAGCGGATCATGCGCCGGTTTCCCCAGGCCAAAAAGCTGGAGGGGTCTGCGGAGATTGACGCATGGAACCGGGGGGACATCCCCATCCTGCTGGCCCATCCGGCTGGCGCCGGCCACGGCCTCAACCTCCAGGCGGGCGGCAATCATATTGTGTGGTTTGGGCTGACCTGGTCCCTGGAGCTGTACCAGCAGGCCAACGCCCGCATCTATCGCCAAGGGGTGAAGGGCGAGCGGGTCACCATCACCCACCTGGTAGCGGAGGGCACCATTGATGAGGATGTGATGAGAGCATTGGCCGGGAAAGCCACCAGGCAGGACGCCCTGCTGGAGGCGGTCAAGGCCCGAATTAAGAAATACCAAGAAGGAGGTAACGCATAATGGATTGGAAACGAGAGGCGGCCGACAAGCTGAAATGCTATGAGGCCAAGCGGACAAGCATGGAGCGGGCCCGTGAGGAAATGCGCCGGCTTGAGGACGATATGACCCGGATCCGCAGCGCCACCACGGATGGCACACCCGTGAGCGGTGGCACCAGCACCCGGGAGGATGCCATGGTGAACAACATCACCCGGCGTGAGGAGCTGAAAGTGGCCATGAGAGAGGCCGCCGCATGGGTCAAAATTGTGGACGGCGGCCTGGCCGTTCTGGATGAGGAGGAGCGCCACATCCTTGACCGCTTTTACATCCACCGGGCCAAGGGGAATGTGGAGCGGCTTTGTGATGAGCTCCATCTGGAGAAAACCCGGGTCTATGAGCTCAAGGACAAGGCCCTCCGCCACTTTACCCTGGCCCTCTACGGTGTGGTGGAGACCTAAAAAGAGCGGAAAAAAAGCGGAAGATTTTTCCCAAAACCTGTGGTATCATAGTAAGAGCAAAAAGTGTGCAGAGCCCAGCCGGGCCTAAAATCCGGCTGGGCTTTTCTATTGGCAGGAGGTGAACGCCATGACAAGAAAACAGGAGCGCTTTGTTGAGGAATATCTTGTGGACCTTTGCGCCACGCAAGCGGCCATCCGTGCGGGATATAGCCCGGCGACCGCTGGGGCGATTGGAGCAGAAAACCTAAAGAAGCCTCAAATTCGCGCGCGCATCGACCAGGCCATGGCCGAGCTCTCCAAGCGCACCGGCGTCAACCAGGAGCGCGTCATCCGGGAGCTGGCCAAGGTGGCCTTTGTGAACGCTACCGATATTGTGGACTTTGAGAGCGCCAAGCTGCTGCCCACCGCCACCCCGGAGGACACGGCGGCCATCGCCTCCGTGAAGGTCAAGACCATCCCCACGGCGGACGGCCTGGGTGTGGAGCGTGAGATCCGCATGGCCGACAAGCTCAAGGCCCTGGAGCTGCTGGGCAAGCACTTCGGAATGTTCACGGACAATGTACGGCTCTCCGGTGATGTGGGGGTGCAAATCGTTGATGACATCCCAGCAGGAACAGATTAAGCTCACCGAGGTCATAGCGCCCTCTTTCTATGACCTCCACCGGGATGTGGTGGCCGAGCGGCATACCTACTACAAGCTGGACGGCGGGCGAGGCTCCACAAAGTCCTCCTTTGTTGGCACGGAGATCCCGCTGGGCATGATGAGGGACGCCCAGGCGGGCAAGCTCACCAATGCGGTGGCGTTTCGCCGCTACAAGGAAAACCTCCATGACAGCGTTTTTGAGCAGTTGCTTTGGGGCATCAACAAGCTGGGCGTGGCCCACCTGTGGAAAGAGACGGTGAGCCCGCTGCGGCTCACATACATCCCCACCGGGCAGGTCATCCTGTTCCGGGGCGCTGACAAGGTCAAAAAGGCCAAGTCCATCAAGGTCTCCAAAGGCTATATCAAATATCTGTGGTTTGAGGAGCTGGACGAGTTTGAGAACCCGGAGAAAATCCGCAGCGTGCAGCAGTCCGTTGTGCGTGGCGGCGAGCAGTTCACCGTGTTCTATTCCTACAACCCGCCCAAATCTCAGCGGAATTGGGTAAACAACCCGGCCAACTGGAACCGGCCCGACCTGGTCAATCACCATAGCACCTACCTCACCGTGCCGCCTGCGTGGCTTGGTGAGCAGTTCATTATGGACGCGGAGCACCTGCGGGACACCAACCCCGCCGCCTATGCCCATGAATATCTGGGCGAGGTCACCGGCTCCGGCGCGGAGGTCTTTGACAACATCCTGGCCCGGGCCATCACGGATGAGGAAATCAAGGGCTTTGACCGCATCTATAACGGTGTTGACTGGGGCTTTTACCCGGACCCCTGGGCTTTCAATCAAATGCACTACGATGCCGGGCGGCGCACCCTCTACATCTTCGGGGAGCTCACCAAGTTCAAGGCGGGCAATCGGGAGACAGCGGACGCTCTGCTGGCCTATGGCCTCACCGGAGCCGACCGCATCACCGCAGACAGCGCCGAGCCCAAGAGTGTGCAGGACTACAAGGACTATGGCCTGTTCTGCCGTGGAGCCATCAAGGGCCCCGGCAGCGTGGACTATTCCCACAAGTGGCTCCAGTCCCTCGCCAAAATCGTCATCGACCCCGCACGGTGCCCGGACACCTACAAGGAGTTCAGCGAGTACGAATATGAGCGGGGCCCGGATGGCGAGATCACCAGCGGCTACCCGGATGCCAACAACCACCACATTGACGCGGTGCGGTATGGCATGGAGCCGGTCTGGAAACGGAGGGGGCAATAATGCTACAACGATTTTTGACATGGATTAGAGGTGTTTTTTCCAAAATGCTGCATATCAATGACGCAAAGCGGGCCCTCAAGGTGGATGTGGCCATCAGCTCCGAAATGCAAACGGCCATTGACCAGTGGGCCGCCATGTTCATGGATAAAGCGCCGTGGCTGGATGACACCACCCAGAGCCTTGGCCTGGCCTCTGCCGTGGCCGGGGAGATTGCCCGGCTCACCACGGTGGAGCTGGAGAGCACCATCACCGGCAGCCCCCGGGCGGACTATCTGCAAGGGGAATATGAGCGGATGCTGGCCGACCTCCGCAGCCGTGTGGAAACGGCAGCAGCGGGCGGCGGCCTGGTGTTCAAGCCCTATGTGGATGGGGAGCACATCGCGGTGGATTGCGTCCCGGCGTGGCGCTTTTTCCCCACGGCTTTCAACAGTCAGCGGGAAGTGACCGGCGCGGTGTTCGTGGAGCAGGTCACCAAGGGCAAAACCTACTACACCCGCATGGAGCACCACCAGCTCACCGATGAGGGCTATACCATCCGCAACCTGGCCTTTTCCTCCCTCACCCGGGGGACGCTGGGAAACCCGTGCAGCCTGGGGGCTGTGGATGAATGGGCCGACCTTGAGCCGGAGCTGACCATCCGCTACAAAGACGGGACCGCCCCCGAGGGCGTCCTGTTCTCCTATTTTCGGATGCCGTTCTCCAATACGGTGGATCCCGAGAGCCCGCTGGGCGTGTCCGTCTATTCCCGGGCCGTGGGGCTCATCAAAGAGGCCGACCGGCAGTATAGCCGCATCCTCTGGGAGTATGAGGGTAGTGAGCTGGCCGTTGACGCCAGCCAGGGCGCCCTCCAGGTCAAGGGCCCGGACGGCAAGGCCCCGGTGCTGCCTCCCCGCAGCAAGCGGCTTTTCCGTGAGCTGGCCATTGACCAGGGCCAGGGCGGCGACCTCTACAAGGTTTTCAACCCGGAAATCCGGGACACTTCTCTTTTCAACGGTCTGGACAAAATCCTCAAGCGGATTGAGTTCAACTGTAACCTGGCCTATGGCACCCTGTCCGACCCGCAGAATGTGGATAAGACCGCCGAGGAGATCCGCAGCAGCAAACAGCGCTCCTATTCTGCGGTGTGTGATGTGCAGCAGGCCCTCCAGGGCGCTCTGGAGCACCTGGTCTGGGCCATGGACTTCTATGCCACCCTCTACAAGCTGGCCCCCCGTGGGGAGTATGAAGTCAACTTTACATGGGGTGACGGCGTCCTCCAGGACACCGACAAGGAGTATATGCGCCGCAAGGAGATGGCCGACAACGGCTATTTGCGGCCGGAGAAGTTCGTGGCCTGGTATTTCGGCACCAGCGAGGAAGAGGCAAAGGACTATTTGCCCGAGGCCGCCCCGCCGATGTTCGGGGAGGAGTAAGCCATGCTCACCCCGGAATATCTCCAGAGTGTGCCCGATGCCATGGTGGAATTGTACGCCCAGGCAGAGGCGGACATCCTGGCCGATATGGCCCGGCGCATCAATGGCTTTGATATGTTCATACCATCCGCGCAATACCAAATGCAGATGCTTGAGGAGATGGGGGCGCTCCGGTCCGACATCGTGACCAAGCTGAGCCGCTTGACCGGGAAAAGCAAAAAGGAGCTCACCGCCATCATGCGTGAGGCTGGTATGGAGACCCTGGCAGCAGACGAGGCGATATATAAAGCGGCGGGGCTTTCCTCCTCCCCGGCCGCTGCTTCGTCTGCTGTGCAGGAGGTCCTGGCCGCTGGTCTGAAAAAGACCAACGGCCTCTTTACCAACCTCACCAAGACCACGGCCAACACCGCCACCAAGCAATTTGAGCGGGCGCTGGACCGGGCCTATATGCAGATCAGCAGCGGGGCCATTGACCCCGCCACGGCGACCAAGAACGCCATCAAATCCCTGGCCAAGGATGGGGTGGGCGCTATCACCTACCCGAGCGGCCATGTGGACAGCCTGGAGGTGGCCGTGAGGAGGGCCACAATCACCGGCGTCAATCAGACCTGTCTCAAGGTCCAGGAGGCCCGGGCGGACGAGCTGGGGGTTGACCTTGTGGAGACCACGGCCCACGCCGGCGCCCGCCCCTCCCATGCGGAGTGGCAGGGGCAGATTTTCAGCCGGTCCGGGAAGTCCTCCAAATACCCCGACTTTGTCCAGTCCACCGGCTACGGGACCGGGGCGGGACTGGGGGGCTGGAATTGCAATCACTCTTTCCGCCCCTACATTGACGGTATGCCCCGGGCCTATTCCAAGGAGCTGCTGGACAGCTATGGGGCCAAAGACTATGAGTATAACGGCCAGAAAATGACCGAGTATGAGGCCTTGCAGAAACAGCGCGAGATTGAGCGCCGGATCCGCAGGTGGAAACGGGAGGCCGCTGCCATGAAAGCGGCCGGGCTGGACGCCTCCGAGGCCACCGCAAAGGTGACCGCATGGAACAAAACGCAGGCGGACTTTATCGAGCAGACCGGACTGAAACGGCAGCGCGAGAGGGAACGCATCCCACAATCTTGATGAATGGCCGCCCCTGTGGCGGTTTTTTCATACCAATTTAGCCTTGCGCCGGGCGTAAAAAGGGGCGCACCGCAGGGGACGCCACCCCCGTTATCAAAGCGTAGCGGAGAAAGGAGCACTATGAAACGCGAATTTCTGGAGAGCCTGGACCTGGGTGAGGGCGTGAAGCTGCCCAAGAGCGCCATTGATGCCATCATGGCCGAGAACGGCCGGGACATCGAGGCCAAAAACAACACCATCACCACCCTCACCACGGAGCGGGATGGCTTGCAGACCCAGCTCAACGCGGCCAACGCCACAATCCAGTCCTACAAGGACATGGACATTGATGGCATCAAGGCCAAAGCCGGTGAGTGGGAAACCAAGTACAACACCGACACCCAGGCGCTCAAGGACCAGCTCGCCGCCACCGAGTACGGCTTTGCCGTCAAGGAGGCCGTGGCCGGTCTCAAGTTCTCCTCTGAGAGCGCCAAAAAGGCCTTTGTGGCTGACCTCACCGCCAAAAAGCTGCCCTTGCAGGAGGGCAAGCTGCTGGGTCTGGAGGACTTCGCAAAGACCTACAAGGAGAGCGACCCGGACGCTTTCCTCCCGGAGAACGATGAAAAGACCCCCGTTGTCACCCGTGGCGGTGGCGGCGGTGGCCCCACCCTGGGGGCAGATGCCGCGCTGAGAGCGGCCTTTGGCCTCCCCGACACTACAAAGAAGGAGTAAAGAATTATGCCTAATGCTATCACTCTTGCCCAGCAGTTTATCCCTCTGCTGGATGAGGTCTATAAACTGGCCTCTCTCACCGCCGACCTGGACGGCAACCCCGACCTGGTCCGCCAGGGCGCCAACGCCAATGAGCTCATCATCCCCAAGCTGACCATGCAGGGCCTGGGCGACTATTCCCGCAACAGCGGCTATGTCGATGGTGATGTGACCCTCACCAATGAGACCGTGGCCTGCAACTTCGACCGCGGCCGTATGTTCACCGTGGACACCATGGACAACCTGGAGACCGCTGGCATCGCCTTTGGCCAGCTCGCCGGTGAGTTCCTCCGCACCAAGGTGGCACCCGAGGAGGACGCTTTCCGCTTCGCCAAGTATGCCGGCACCGCTGGCATCTCCAAGGTGGCCGCAGGCGCTACCCTGGCCGATGGCGCGGCCGTCATCGCCGCTCTGCGTGTGGCCATCACCCAGATGGATGAGGACGAGGTCCCCGCCAATGAGCGCTATCTGTATATCACCCCCCTGCTGCTGGGTTATGTCCAGGACATGGACACCAACAAGAGCCGGGAGGTCATGCAGAATTTTGCCAAGGTGGTGAAGGTGCCCCAGACCCGTTTCTACACCGCCATTGAGCAGAAGTCCGGCAAGACCGGCGAGGAGGCCGGTGGCTACGCCAAGGCCGAGGGCGCCAAGGACATCAACTTTATGATTATCCACAAGCCCGCCCTCATCCAGTTCTCCAAGCACATCGCCCCCAAGATCATCGAGCCCTCTGTCAACCAGAGCGGTGACGCCTACAAGTTCGGCTATCGCAAGGTTGCCATTGCCGATGTGTATGAGAACAAGGTGGCGGGCATCTACCTGCACCACAAGGCGTAAAGGAGGCCGCTATGGGTAAAATCGTAGGTCTGACCTTTGACGAGGCCCCCGCCCATGTCTGCCCGCACTGTGGCAAGGCATACAAGACCCCCGAGGCGCTGGCCAAGCACATCAAGGACAAGCACCCCGAGGCTGCCGGTGGCTCCGGTGAGCCGTCTGCCGGCAGCGCCCCGGAGCAGTAACGAGAGGAGGCGGGCGCTGTGCTGACAGTTGATTACAAGTATTACTCCGAGACATTCCACGGCCAGATGGCCGAGGCGGACTTTAACCGGCTGGCGGTCTATGCGTCCGCCTACCTGGATGAGCTGACCATGGGGCGCACGGCCGGCGAGCTCCCCGCCGATACCGAGGACAAGGCCAAGATGGCCCTTTGCGCCGTGGCCGATGCCTACCGGCTGAACGAGCAGGGCGGCGGTGTGGCCTCCGAGACCAATGACGGCATCTCCGTCACCTATGTGGCGGGTGTCGGCAGCGCCAAGACCGAGGGCCGCCGCCTTTATGAGGCCGCCGCCCTGTTTCTTGGGCCCACCGGGCTCCTCTATCGGGGGGTGAGATGATGCTGGCCTGTACCGATGCCATCACCCTGGTCAAGTGTGACGGTGAGGCCTACACCGTCACGGTCTTTGACGGGGTGAGCTGGTATGACAAAACCCAGGTGAAGGTGGAGGGCACCGGCCTGGTGTTCTCCAACGCTGTCAAAGTCCGCATCCCCGCCTCCGCCATTGCGGCCAATGCGCCGTTGCCGGAGGTGGGGGACCACCTCATCCATGGCCTGCTGCCCCTGGGCACCGTTCTGGAGCGGCCCGCCGACCTGGCCCCCTTCCACCCCCGGAAGGTCATGGCCGTGGCTGACAATCGCCGGGGCGGCCTGCCCCATGTGGCGGTGGTGGGCCAATGAAAGTGAATGTCAAGGCGGACATCAAGCCGGAAACCATCCTCAAGGCCCGGGGCCTTGGCAGCAGCAATGCCGCCACCAAGGTGCTGGCCGAGACGGTGGCCCGGCTATCGGACCCCTATGTCCCAATGTCCCCCGGATCCGGCGCTCACATGAAAAACGCCTACACCATCGCCAGCGATGGCTCCAGCATCACCTACCGCGGCCCCTATGCTCATTTTCAGTATGTGGGCGAGGTCATGGTGGGTGTCAAAACCGGCAGCCCCTACGCCAAGAGCGGCGAGCCCAAACGGGGCACCGGCCGGGAGCTGGAATACCACGGCGCTCCCATGCGGGGCAAGGAATGGGACAAGCGCATGATGGCCGACCGAGGTGGCGAGGTCACCAAGGCGGTGGCCGATTTTGTGGGAGGTAAACCCAAATGACCATTATTGAAGCAGTCCGCAAGTATCTGGAGGGCTGCCCCTTGCTGAACGGCGGAAAGCTCAATGTGGACTTTCTCCCCGAGGAGGCCGCCACCTATTCCGTGGATGTGGTGCCGGTCAAGCCGGTGGTCAAGGCCTATCTGGACGGCTCCAGCAAGCGGCAATTCCTCTTTGTCTTTGCTACCCGAGCCTACTATGGCGACCATATCCGCCAGCAGCTTGACAACCTGTGTCTCTTTGAGGCCTTTGAGGAGTGGGTTGACAAGCAGAACCGCGCCCGCAACTTCCCGGACCTGGGGAGTGGGCGCACTGTGCAGAAAATGGAGGTCACCACCTCCGGCTATGTTTTTGCACCCGACACGGACACGGCACGGTATCAGATCCAGTGCAAGCTGTCCTATTTCCAGAAAGGAGATAAGTGATTTATGAAACTTTCCGAGCTCATGAAGGGTCACAACCCCAGCCCTGACTTTGAGGGCTTTGTGACCAATGATGACTTTGTCCTGGCGGTGGATTGCTCCGAGAGCGGCAACGCCGCCTCCGTGGGCGACTACGCCGTGGTGCAGATTGGTGTGTCCGGTCTGGATGCCCAGCTCAACCCCGTCACCCAGGACAAGCAGTATATCCGTGCCGGCCAGTCCACCACCAAGACCGGCAATCAGCGCAGCTTTGCGGTGAGCGGCGACCGCTATGTGGGCGATGACTTCCAGGACTTCGCCCTGTCCCATGCTGTGAAGTACGGCACCGGCAACGGTGTTGTCCGCGACTATGTCTATTTCTGCCTGCTGAATGGCCAGGGCGAAAAGGGCAAGGTCTCCATCATTGTCAATTCCGATGGCTCCGGCGATGCCGGCGAGAGCAGCGAGATTGACATTGAGCTGAAGAAGTCCGGCGACGCCCCCACCAGCTACACCTATTCCGCCGCATAAAGGAGGACTGACCCATGCTTTTCCGTGATATGGAGCTGGACTTTGACATCTTTGATGCCGATACCGCCGAGCTTTATGAGGAGGCCGCCAAGCGTGCCGGTGAGGAGGCCGTTAAAAAGCCCGGGGAAACCCTGGCCGAGTGCATCCGCCGCCAGTGCGGGGCGGTTTTCAACTTCTTCGACACCCTATTTGGCGAGGACTTCCACCGGGAGCTTTTCGGTGAGCGCACCAACCTGGTGGAGTGCCTGGAGGCTTTCCGGGAGTTTGTTGGCCTGGTGAACGCCCAGCGGGCCACCCTCGACACCATGATTGCCGAGGCCAAGGCCGAGGGCGCAGCCCCCAACCGGGCAACGCGCCGGGCGGCCGCACGGGCGCCCAAAGCGTGAACATCCTTGTAGACCCTTTGCCCACTACGGTGAAAATTGGGGGGCAGGACTGGCCAATCAATACCGCTTTCTATGTGTGGGTCCTCTTTGAGATCACAATGCAGGACCCCAACCTCACGGACGCGGAAAAGATTGAGCAAGCCCTGTCCCTCTGTTTTCCGACTATCCCCCCAGACTTAAATGGGGCCCTGGACGCCATGCTGCGGTTTTACCGCTGCGGGGCGGACGCCCCCACGCCGGGCAAAGGCAGCGGCGGGGGATCACACAAAAAGGCATACTGCTTTGAGCAGGACGCCGACCTCATCTTTGCCTCTTTCATGGACTGCTACGGCATCGACCTGGCCGAGGCTGACAATCTGCATTGGTGGAAGTTCCGGGCCCTGTTCCGGGGCCTCCCGCAGGAGTGCGAGATGGTCAAGGTGATGGGTTACCGCACCGCAGACCTCAAGGGCATGGGCAAGACCCAGCGAAAGCTCTATGATAAAATGCGGAAAGCCTA